AATGCCAAGAGGCATACCGTCAGAGAAGCTACCTTGTCCAAGGGGATAAACAAGAAAGACAGCAGTCGCCGCAGCGACCGGAGCAGAGTACGCAACAAAAATCCAGGGCCTCATTCCCAGTCGGTAACTAAGTTCCCATTCGCGTCCCATGTAAGAGAAGATACCGAGCAGGAAGTGGAAGACCACCAGCTGGTACGGTCCGCCGTTATAAAGCCATTCGTCCAAAGAACCCGCTTCCCACACTGGGTACAGGTGCAAACCGATGGCGTTGCTGCTAGGCACGACAGCGCCGGAGATGATGTTATTTCCATAAAGAAGAGAGCCAGATACAGGCTCACGAATACCGTCAATATCAACGGGAGGTGCTGCAATAAATGCAATGATGAAGCAAGTAGTTGCTGCAAGCAGGCAGGGGATCATTAGTGTCCCGAACCAGCCTACATAGAGTCTATTATTTGTAGAAGTAACCCACTCGCAGAAGTTTTCCCACGCTGAATTACGTCGTTGTGTAAGTGTTGAAAAGGTCGTCATTAAAATAAGAGTTCATGTCTATGTCGCCGGTAAGTAAGACCATTTTTAGGAGTTGGCTCTCCATAGCTAGGGAGGGAATTGCACCCTCCGTTAAATCTATTTAGCTTTTAAAAGACTCCAGGAATCAATTGACCTGTAGTTACATAAGATCCAATGGCTGCAATAACACCAAGCATTGCAAGGCGTCCATTGAGCATTTCAGCTTTTTCGTTGTGAGTCACGGTTACTTCTTGTGTGTACATACGAGGTTCGGTGGGCCAGATTTGTGTGTCGTTCATCAGAAGTTGTACTTAACACCAACCTTTGTGCCATAGCCGTTGTTGTCATCGCCAGTGATGAAGGAGACTTCACCGTAAGCAGACAGGTTCTCGGTCAGGGGAACACCACCACCTGCCTTACCAGACAGTTCAACAGTGCTGTCGCCACCATCAGGGGAAACAATAGAAGGACCACCTTGGATGTACCAGTTGTCACCTTCATAACCGAGGTGATTATCAATTACAGTACCACCGTAATCGGTTCCAGACCAACCAGAGTTAGCTTCTACGTTGGCATAAGGACCAGCAATGGCGGGTGCTCCCAATGCAGCGGCTGAGAGAATTGCGATAATTTTTTTCATTGTAAATATAAGGGTAGTTAATTAAAATTGGACGTTTGATTTTTCAAGCTTTGCCATCACCTCTTGGCGATAGGCAGGGTCACGGTCATATCGTGGATCTTGCATTGCATTAACCACTTCTGCCTGACTCTTGAACCCTTGTGTAGTCTCACCAGATGCTTTGCCTTGCAGTAGATTTCCATCTACTCCTACTGAATCTTTGTATTTATAAGACAAAGCCTGCATTGCAAAGAATGCAGCATTAGGATCACCTGAATCCATGACAGAGTCATACATATTGATCTCTGCTTCATTCATATTCTGACCAGCCCACTGCATCATATCCACGTAAGCTTGATCGCCTCCTACAGACTCTTTAAGTCTTTGAGCGTCAGATTCAGTCAATTGCTTAGGTGCATTGTTGTACCTGTAATCCAAGTACATCTTCGCTAGATCAGATGGATTGGCTTCAGCCAATTCCTTCAACGTATCTTCGTTAAAGTTCTCACCTTTTGATTCTTCGTACAGACGATCAAACAGTGAAGTGTCAGATGACTTTTCTTCAGTCTCTTCTTCAGCTGGTTCAGGTTCTTCTGTTTCTGTTGGCTTAGCCCTTTCATCGGGATTGCCAAGTTTCTTTTGGAGTTCAATGTAAGCAGCTTCTAGCTCTTCAGCATTCTTGTACTTACCCGCAAGCCTTTGATCTTGCGCGTCTTGCATCTGTTCTCCAATCTGCAGTGACTCTTGTTCATCTGCATTAAGTTCCCCCTGACTTTCATCAGGGAGCATTGACATTACTTCTGCCATTTATTGTTTATTGCATTGGTGGTTGTTGTTGCATTGCTGCCTCTTGCGCTGCTAGTTCACCATTCTTTGATGGATCCATAGCAGGCGTCTTCATGGCATCAATGTCCATTTGCTGCTGTTGCATTGCCATCTGCTGTTGCTGTGCAGCTGCAGCTTCTTGCTGCACTTCCTGCATAGAACGTACAAGGTTCAGTACGTCGATACCTTGTGCAGCAGCAAGGCGTTTGATCACCTCATCTGTATTGATGAAGGTGTTGATTGCCTCAGGTCCAAGTGTTTGAGCAAGGATTGTTAGGAACTGCCCGAGGCTTTCCCTATCCTGTCCACGTCCTAATGCATTGATACCAGCAACGATTGTTGGCTTGACAATGTTCTTAGGAATCTTGGGGATCTCTCCTTTTTTCTGTGCATCAGCCAGTTTCCTATTGAGATAAGGAACTAGGAAGTCAACGGTAAGCAGGCTGAACAATCCGCCAAGCTGGCTTTCAAGTTCAAACTGTGTCATCCGAACTTCTTCAGCTGTAGTACGTTCCGACTGTCTAATGTTCAAGACAAGGAACGCTTCACTCAGCCGACGTTCAAGAGTGCCTGCCATTTCATATGCAGTTCTGAAGTCAGCTGTCTTTCCAACTTGGATAACACCGATGTCATCAGGTCGTCCCTGGATGATCGCTCCGTTACCTGCTTGCGCCAGTGTGGATGGTTTAGTTGTACTTGAAGGGGATACAGTAAAGACAACTTTAGCTGCTGCTGCAGAGCCTTCTACCAGTGCCTGAGAGAGTCCTTCTAGTGACTTGAGATCACCAATGAACTGACCGACTCTGCCTCTTCCGTAACCCTCACCATCGACAGTATTGAATCTCAATGGAATCCAGGGATTGATATCCACTGGTGCCTTACCTTTTGAATCTTTCAGTACTGTGTCATGCACCTCCTGGTGCCATACGAATCTATTGTTATCACGTTTGATGTGTGTGTAAACATCTACGTCATCATCGTATGAGTTCTCATCACCTGTAGGTGCGTTGTCTAGCACTTCCTTAGGTAATTGATTTTCAATTAGTTGTTTTGCAATTCGTTCTTTTGTGACTATTTCAATCACTTGACCGTTGCCATCCCGTTCCACTACGTAGCGGTTCAGAGGATATACCTTAAGTCCATACTTACTCATATAAACTAGAGCGTTACCAGCTACTACAAGATGTAGCAGTGCCTGGTGTACAGCCACACGGTCATCAGATGCAGAGATTGATTCAAGAATGATTCGTTCTACCTTTGCAAAAGATAGGTCGAGTTCTGATTTCATCTCTGGAGGAAACTCCTCACCGAGTTGACTTTCGTCTAGTTGTAACTTGAAGAACGAAGTCTGTACAGGTAGTAATGCAAGCATTAATTTACTTGCAAGAGTGACAGCACCTTTAGCTCCTACCGATTGGTAAGGAGTCTTCAGCTGTTTCATGCCTGACATGTGTTCTTCATGTCCACGGACTAAATATGGAAGGGTAAGCTCTGATGCTTGCCGTGCTTCTTCTAGGAATTGGGAACGATCGCTTGCTAAAAAGTCATACCTTGATCTTGCTGACATTTATTTAAATGTTAAGTGATTTAATTCTCAATCCAGTACGTGCAAAGGAACCTTTCATACCTTGACGGTTCAGCTTTGCAGTGTTGGAACTATCGTTGCCTGCTCCTTTAACTCCAAGTACACTTTCTCGTGTCATTGGATTCTGAGTAGCAGCCAAAGTGTTCTTCATTTCTGTCAAATTATTCTGATAAGTCTGCTGTTGAGATAGCATCCTGTTTTGCATGTCAGTCATCTGTGACTGAAAGCGACTCTGTACAGCATCTAGTTGTGATTGGTTTTGCGCCAGGATTCCAGCGATGTCAATCTGTGGTGGTTTCTTCTTTGGTTTGTTTAGATCGTCAAAGAACTTTTGAGCTGCTTCGCCCCAAGTAATACCTTCATCAACACCACGAGCTTGTACTCCTTCAGGCGTAAACCCAGATGCAATTGCACGTTGTACTGAGGCTAGACCTGCAGTATTTGCGGCTGTGTTACCACCAAACTCTCCAATGTGTGTGTTGTAAAACTTGTTAATTTTATCTTGTGCCAGCGGTCCAAACTGAAAACCTTGCTGTTGTGCCTTCCGTGACGCATCACGGATGGTCATGTTGTGATTCGCTAGTGCTCTATCCAGTGCACCTAAGCCACGACCACCATATGTATTAATAAAACTCATTGGTTATTTTCCATGTATTGAATAATCCATTCAACGACACTGCGTTGTCCAGATCGGTACATAATCTTTTCGATTGAATCATCGGGAGTAGAATTAACTGGTGGAAATGTTTCTTCTAGTTGTTGTACTAAACCACGGGCTTGTAAGCCTACGGTCTCAAGCATACTGAGGGAGGTTGACATTGCTGTGCTCAAAGAATGCAGGCATACGTGCTGCCTTGGTGAATGAAAGCTCAGGTGCTTTACCCTGATACATCAGGTTGTCGCTTTGATTGAGCCAAAATTTTTTCGACAATTTTCTATCGGGATTGTTGTATGCCAGTGGTTGCATAACCCAATTAATAGTAGCTTTGCGTAGCTTATCTAGACTTGGAGATATATCCAATCCCATTTCTTTGCAGACTAAGGAATTACAGGCGACGTGAATTTGTTCGTCTCTACTAATGTCCGCAGAGACTGTGCGCATACCACTGTCACCAACAGCTCTAAAGAACGGGAGTAATACAAAGAAAATTGCACGTTCGGCAACCAT